CAAATGGCACTTTTGTTGCATTCGATTATGAATCGTACTTAGAGGAGAATTACCTCGCCGACACGATGGAAAATACACAAACAGTTATTGAAGATAACGCACAAGAGGAGATCGCATCATGATCAAAATAATCGCAGGAGAGTTCACACTTGACGCCGCCAAAGGCGACGCACCACGACGCACCATTAGCGGAACTGCTGTTCCCTACAACGTGCCGGCAACTGTTTCGGATGGCACCCAAGTGATCTTCCGTCCAGGCTCATTGCCAGTCGAGGGCAAAGCACCCCGTCTTTTTATGTACCACAACGCCAGCATGCCAGTCGGCGTAGTTCAGGAACGTTTGTCAACAGATGAAGCAATGCTGTTTACCGCCAAAATCAGCGCAACCAGCCTTGGCAACGACGCGCTAGTCATGGCTGCCGATGGCACGATTGACCAAGTATCTGTTGGCGTAAACCCAACCAAATTCTCATACGACGAAGCGGGCACAATGATCATTGAAGCAGCCGACTGGACAGAGCTGTCGCTCGTTCCGATCGGTGCGTTCGGTGACATGGCCAACATCGCCACCGTCGCAGCGAGTATCCACCAAGAGCCCGAAGAAGTAGTGTTAAATGAAGAAGTAGTCCCAGAACAGGAGATAGAACCCATGTCAGAAGTAACCGCACCAGCAGTTGAGGCAACAATCCCAACCGCGCCAATTTTTGCACAAGCCAAAAAAGAGTTCGTTTTGCCAAGCGCAGGCGAGTTCATGGCCGCTTACCACATCGGTGGCGACACGTTCAAGAACATGAACGCTGCAGTAGCAGAACACACCGCATCACAGCGCACCGCATTGCAGGCAGCTGCAGGTGACGTACTCACGACTGACACACCTGGTCTTTTGCCAGTTCCAGTACTTGGGCCATTGGTTCAAGACCTGAACTTCTTGCGTCCAGTAGTCGAGGCAGTTGGTGCTCGCGCTTACCCAGACAACGGTCGTCAAAAGACATTCATTCGTCCAACGATCACCACGCACACCAGCGTTGCAACACAATCAACTGAATTGTCTGCAGTATCTGCAACAACAATGGTCATTGCGAGCAATTCGATCGGCAAGACTACCCTGGCTGGGCAAGTATCTTTGAGTTCACAAGACATCTCGTTCACGAGCCCCGAAGCAATGTCGCTTATTTTGAATGACCTTATGGGCGAATACATGATTGCATCTGACAACAAAGCAGCAGACGATTTGCTTACCGCAGCAAACTCATCTGGTGTTTGGGACGGAACAGTTGCCGACTTGCTCAAGTCCGTTTATGACGCAGCAAACGACATTTCAAGCAACCGCAACTGGATGCCGACACACATGTTTGTATCGGTTGACGTCTGGTCACAACTTGGTCAGCTTGTTGACACAACAAACCGCCCAATCTTCCCATTCATTGGTGCAGGCCTTACCGGTCAAAACGCACTTGGCGGCGGAAGTGCAACATCATGGAACGGCACCCCACTCGGATTGCAATTGGTAGTTGACAGCAACTTCGCTGCCAAGACCATGATCATCACCCGCGTAGGTCAAGGCCAAGGCGATGCTTACGAATTTTACGAGTCCATTCAGGGCCTACTTAGCGTAGACACGCCAGCAACTTTGGGTAAAACCATGAGTTTCCACGGCTACGTTTCAACCTTTGCAGCAATCGGCGGCATGATTCGCAAGATCACCCAGGCTTAGTAGAAAGGCGGCTTAACCGCCATGGCTACTTACACAGTTACTAACAAGTACCTGATTGACAACTTTGCCGTACTGCAACTCCTAACCCCATCGGAGATTGCAGTCGGCAGTTCAATCACGGTCGCTGGAGTTGACGCAACATTCAACGGCACTTACTCGGTGCGCGCATTGCCACAGTATTTGTTTCTTGGAATTGATACGCAGGGCGATCTGCTCTACGACTATCAGGTGCCGATTGCTGATCAAGTGCTTTACGCCAAAACCGCAAGCGATGTCGAGCGTGTCGCCGCGTCTGGAACTGTTGCTAATGACCCTGTGTGCACCTGGGTGACTGCCGCGCAGGTCATGTCGTACCTTGGCATCACGATTACGAACCCATCTGACGATTACACGTTGCTTACGCAGTCGGTGTCGGCTGGCAACCAGTTCGCATATCGCAGAAGGCAGGAGTCCTCGTATATCGACTCGCTAAGCGTCTCACCGGGTGGTGACGTCACTTTGGGCACCTTGATGTATTGCGCCGCTCTATGGCGCTCCAGAGGCTCAATAGAGGCAACTTACGCCACGTTTGACGGCATGGGTTCGGCACCACAGCAAAGCCTGACCCCGATTGTCAAGCAGCTGCTTGGCATCCCTCGTCCAGCGGTTGCCTGATGTCGTACACCGACCTGTTTAACGAAGCGATTGATGACGTCACAGCAACGCTGACCGCGGTGACTGGGCTCCGTGTAATAAATGATGCAACCAAACTTGTCGCCAACTCGGTTTATTTGGATGCGCCAAATTTTACGACCATCGCAGGCAACGGCAACGTGGTGCGCCTTGAGTTCCCTGTCAAAGTGATCGGCTCGGGCCCAGCAGGTCTGCCGGTACTGCGTCAGATTCTTAGCATTGTTGCAACCGTGCTTGGCTCCAAGATCATTGTGATGGGTGGCCGTCCGTCAAGCCTTGAAATCGGCGGCGCGTTGTATCCGTGCTACGACCTTGATTGCGCTATCCAAGCCCAGACTTCGTAATCCACAACTAAGCAACACAAATCATCTACTATCAGAACATAACCTAAGGAGCATTTATGGCCAGTAGCACTTACCTCTCGAACCCAGTCCTCACAATTAACGCCGTTGATCTGACCGACATGTGCAGCGCAGCAACATTGACCTATTTGGTTGAAGCGCTTGAAGACACCGCGTTCGGCACCAACTCACGCAGTTATACCGCAGGCCTTGTCAACAACGAAGTGACCTTGACGATGTACGCGTCGTTTGCAGCAACCGAAACTTACGCAACCTTGTTCCCATTGGTTGGCACTAAGACCAACATCACCTTGACCCCAGCGTCAGGTGCAGAGTCAGCGACTAACCCAAAGTTTATTTTGACTGGTTGCTACCTGGAATCATTGCCAGTTATTAACGCATCCCTTGGCGAGTTGTCAACCTATGACCTCACGTTTATGGGTGGCGCGTTGACGATTGACACCACCGCATAAATAACGGCTCCAAGCCGACATAGGAGAAACAATGAAGATCAAGTTGCAGTTAAAGCGCACGCCCGACAGCGCACCCGAGTATTACTACACAAACCTGTTTGTGGTTACTGAATGGGAACGCCTTGAGCGTCGCAACATTCAACAGCTCTCCGCAAACCCGTTGTACTCGGATTACGCCTGCTGGATGCACACGATTTTAAAGATTAAAGGCGAGCAAGTTGGCGACAACTGGCGCGAATGGCTTAGCAAAAACCCTGACATCGACATTCTGCCGGTACTGGACGAGACAGACCCAAACCCTACGGACGCGGCACCTACCGCCGCCAACTAGCAGAGATATTGGTCGCGGTCGGTTGGTGGCCTAGCGACATTGTGTTTGACGCTCGAGACTTAGCAACGGTCATTAAAGTGCTTAACGAGGCAAACAAAAAACGGAGATGACGTGGCGGAAGTATCGGCAAAGATTGAGGTTGTAGGGCTTAAGGATGCCTTGAAGACCCTGAACAAGATTGACAAATCTTTGCGCCGAGAAATCACCAAGGACTACAAGAAGATTGTTCAGCCTGTTATTGACGATGCAAACAAACTTGTGCCCTCGAATGTCCCGCTATCTGGCATGGCGCGCAATTGGTCAACTAGGTCAGGGTTCAAGATGTTGCCGTGGATACCAGGCATGAAGCAAAAGATTGCTGCCAAAATCAACACGCGAAACATCAAGGAATACGGTGGGAACAAGTCGAATGTTGGCACGTTTCTCATTCAATGGCAGGGCGCTACTGGCACCATGTTTGACACGTCAATGGAAGGGCCATTAGGTCGCGCGTTGACTTCCCGTTATGGCAGTCGTTCGCGAGTAATGTGGAAGGCGTACGAGCAACGCCAAAACGATGTCATGTCCGAGATGGATCAGTTGGTTAAGCGCGTTATGGAAGAAGCGAACAGAGAGACCGCGTAATGGCAATCAATATCCCGATTATCAGCGAGTTTGACGGCACAGGGGTAAAGAAGGCTGTCAAACAGTTTAAGCAACTTGAGACAGTCGGCGAAAAGGCACAGTTTGCTATTAAGAAGGCGGCGATTCCTGCAGCTGCCGCAATTGGCGGTTTGGCCATAGCGCTTGGTGACGCAACTAAAGCAGCCATGGAAGACCAAGCCGAACAAGCCAACCTGGCTCTTGTTCTTAAAAACGTTACTGGCGCCTCTGATGATCAAGTTGCCGCCATTGAAAATCAAATTTCTGCAATGTCTAGAGCGTCAGGAATTGCTGACACCGATTACAGAACCGCGCTTGAGGCATTAACGCTTGGTACCAAAGACACCAAAAAAGCCATGGAAGACATGAATCTTGTCATGGACATTTCAACAGGCTTAAACGTGGATTCGACTACCGTCGCAGAAGCATTGGCAAAAGCCTACGAAGGAAACTTTAAGGCTTTAAAAACTTTGTCACCTGAAATCAAAACGATGGTTGACGAAGGCAAACCGCTAAACGAAATTATGGAAACGTTGGCTGGCACTTTTGGCGGTGCTGTTAGCGCAAAAGCAGAAACTGCTGCCGGAAAAATGGAAATTCTAAAAAACTCCATTGGCGAAACAAAAGAATCAATTGGTGCAGCATTGTTGCCAGTAGTTGAGGCGGCGTTGCCAATTTTGCAAAAGTTTGCTGACTGGGCACAAGACAATCCAGACGCATTTGTGGCTATCGCTGGCGCCATTGCACTTGTGGCTGCAGCGGTCGTCGCTACAAACATTGCCATGGCGCTAAACCCTTTTAGCCTTATCGCTATTGGAATTGGTTTGCTGGTTGCTGGTTTAGTTATTGCATACAACAAGTTTGAGTGGTTCCGTGACGGTGTAAAACTAATTGTCAACAGCATCACAGGC